TATATGCGTGTTACATTGTCTGAGGATCCAGAAGCAAAGAAACTTGTAGATCAGGTAAAAAATGCTGCAGCTATGCTAGGCATGCCAAAGGATGAAATAGGTCCTCAGTTTTATGATAAACTAAAAGAGAACGTTCACAAAATGATTAAGGAGTTACCAGAATGACTTGGGTATTAGTAAGTATTGTTGTATTAATTGCAGCAACAGGTGCACTTATAAAATATTACGATCCTCATTCATAACTTGCACAAAATAATTTTTATGATATAATGGATAAAAAGATAAAAGATTTTATAGAGAGATGGAAAAAGCGATTGCGTTTTCCAAAACTTCCTCCACCAAATTGTCCCGCATAACTTATGTTGTTTATTTCATGTCCACCTGTCTATACTTTACCTGGCACATGGACAAAATGTAATGCTCTCATACCGCATTACAATGCCGATCCAAATCAAACTCTTGGAATATCACTTCTAGTAATTTTAGTATTGATAACTGGGTTTGGAGTATACAGAGCGTTCTTTAATAACAAAGGTTTAACAGACCAATGGGATGACCACGACGACTAATGAATAACTTAGGACTAGAAATCATTTTTTGGACAGTATTGTCATTATATGTGCTGACAAAATTAGGTGTATTTAAAAAATGAAACTGACACAGGAAGTAATCGACAAGATCCAAGAAGCAATGCTTCATAAGAATCTTAAGGGTGAAATAAACTGGAAAGATACTGATGAGATTGAGGTAAACCTAGCAGGAACATTTGCTGCTGATAGATTTATTGTTATTAAGAACAAGACTAAAAATCCAGTAGTTTCTGCAGCACCACATCCTAACTTTGATTATGAAAAGAAAGAGTTTATAAAATGAATCTTTGGCAAAATTATAAGAAGGTATTGTTTAATACTTTTGACTTGGAACCTGATGCTACTAGCATGGAGTGGGAAGGAAAACGTAACACAAGTCTAAAAGCAATAGAGTATCGTCATAAATATTTTTTGAAAGCACGTGAGGTAGAAATTTACAATGAAAAGTCTAGCATTTACAACAACATCCTCTATCCTAAGACTGGCAGTAATCTGCCCTGTTTTGGCATGGATCTTATGGGATTTGCTGAATATAAGGTAATCATAGTATTTGATTTTCAGCATCCTACAGAGAACTATATGTTCTCACATCCAGACTTACCAGTAGCAACCGAGGACTACAGATTTTTTGAGAAAGGTAATCATTTCTCAGAAAATATATTTGTGCGTAAATGTAAGATGGATGAAGTAGATCAATACGTAGGAGAGTTTGCACAATATCTTGATGCATATAGAAGAATGGTAGAAGCAGTGCAACCAGATGGAGAAGACACAACAATATACTCTGATTTTGACACATACATGACAAGATTGGATCCTGTCGGTGGATACCTCAAAGGTATCTTCGGAGAGGAGAGAGCAGAACAGCTTGTCAAATCATTTTTATTCTGCTATAATAAATAGTAATGCTGCATTGCAGTAATATTCAAATACAAAAATACGAGGAATACACATGTCATTTAGTGCATTAAAGAAGTCTAATTTTCAAGACTTACTTTCTAAAGCAGAAAATCTCAACAAGACCGAAACAAAAGCAGGTCCTGATGAGCGTCTCTGGAAACCAGAGGTGGACAAAGCAGGAAACGGTTACGCTGTAATCAGATTTCTTCCTGCACCCGATGGAGAAGACCTTCCATGGGCACAAGTTTGGAGTCATGCCTTCCAAGGACCTGGCGGATGGTATATCGAAAACTCCCTTACAACTTTAGGTAAGAAAGATCCTGTTTCTGATCTCAATAGAGAACTTTGGAACGCAGGAGCAGAAGGATCTCCACAAAGAGATCAAGCACGCAAACAAAAGCGTAAGTTAAACTATTACAGCAACATCTATGTTGTTAAAGATAGTGCAAATCCTTCTAACGAAGGTAGGGTATTCTTATACAGATATGGTAAGAAAATCTTTGATAAGATTATGGAATCAATGCAACCCGCATTTGAAGATGAGACACCAGTAAATCCATTTGATTTCTGGAAAGGTGCAGACTTTAAGTTAAAGATTACCAGAGTCGCAGGATTCTGGAACTATGACAAGTCTGAGTTTGCAGAGACATCTACACTAGGTGGATTCAATGACAAAGAATTGGAAGCACTTTGGAAAGAAGAACATAGTCTAGCAGCATTCACTGCTGATGATCAGTTCAAATCATATGAAGATCTTAAGGTTAGACTTGAGAGCACTTTAAAGGGTAACTACTCTAAACCAGTTGATGAAGAAGTCTTTGAAGAAGAGGCAGAATTACCAACACCAGTTGCCACGACAGCACCATCTGCTGCACCAGAAACTGATACGTTATCGTACTTTGCTAAACTAGCACAAGACGACTAAAAAAATAAGACCCCTTCGGGGGTCTTTTTTATTACATGTTTATATCTGACGTACCACCCGCTATTGTGGTAATTTTTCCCTTCAATAATAATGCCTTATACTCCGCAACAAAATCTTCTATTAGGTTTGGTTTTACTACTTGTATATTTTGTTTTTTACTGTTTACTTCTGTCTCGTACATTGCATTCGTTACTGATACTACTGGGTTGGCAGTAACAGTTGTAGATCCATTGTAATATGATACTTGAAAGTTAGATGGTACAATTTTTCCTGCAGGAACAATTATATTATTACTAGCATCTTTTACCTCTGTAGTTACATGATGTTTAGTTGCCTGTGGATTACTATATTTTTGATTAATAAAATCCTGTAATTGAATTACAGATCTAGGCCACTGTGCATAATAATCGGTTATATCGTTTATAACAAATATAGTCCAGTTATAAAATGGATTTCTATACAATCTAGTTGCAACATCTTCTGGTCTTTCACCATCTTGTACATTATCCTCTACAAATAAACTGACCTGTGCCTTGAACTCTCTAAGTATTTCTGCACGTCTCCATATATTTTTTACCAATAGAAAATCTGGATCAAGAGATTTTGATCCTATGTTGTATAATAACTCTGGCAAACTTCCTATCATTAGAATGATACCTCTCCAGTAAATGCTGCATCCTCGTTTGCAATAAATCCACCTTCTGATGTGCCAGTTGGCGTTCCTGCAATGAGTTTTGAATTTCTCTTGTCTGTATATGAAGCACCTTCCATATCCACACGTGTAAGTTTTGTTGTTTCTTTGAACATTAGTTCCATAGTAACCATAGGAATAGTTCCATCAAACACTGTTTGTAGTTGACCAAATGGTGTTGTGTTTATAGTCAATCCAGTCAACGCACATAGTTTTGTTCTAGGCATCATAGGATGTTGTATTGGATCTCCCAATGGATCTCCTTCCTCAGTGCATTTTACAAACTTAGGTGTCAATACAAATACATCTGGGAATGTAAGCATAACTGCACTACCTCTACCAGACTTTGAGTTAGGGTGCATACCACGTTTAAACCACTCTATTATTTCTATAATTCTATTGCTTTCTTTTTTATTTCTCGCTGCCAACTCAAATCTAAAACTAAACTCTCTTCCCTGCATTCTTTCAAAAAACTGTATTGAGTTTTCGTTAGGTGCTAGTCCTGCTAATCCTGCAAGGTTCTTAGGAGTTAATGGACTATTTACTTTTAGAGGATCAGTCGCAGTCTTTGCTCCTGATGTAAAACCTTGAACCAATTTTGTAGTATCTACACCACCAACCTTTGCAACATTAGACCCCTGACTTAACTTTCCTGCAGCAAATTGCAAACCAGCTCCCGCAACACCACCAACTGTTGCTAACGCAGCAAACTTTCCTGCTTCATCAGCAGCAAGTGCTAGTGTTCCTAACTTAAATTCGTTGTTCCAATCAGCACCATACTTATATTGAAACTCGTTAGGTAATGGCAGCATACATCTTTCTGCCATTAAACCTTTATTCTTTTTGTCTATCATATCTTGTTTCTTTTGCATCAACTGACCTACAGTTGTTACCTCACCATTTTTCAGTACAACTCTTGTTGATGGATCTACATTCGGATCTGTAATATTAATTGTTTTACCACCACTTGTTGATGTAAAAGTTCTACTTCCTCTTTTCTCTTTGGTTACTATTTTTTCTGTCTTATATTCATTCAATGCATAGTCAGTAAAATTATCTGTTGGTGTTCCAGATCCATATGCTTCTGCTAACCTATTTCCCCCAAACCTTACTACATCTGATATCTTACTTCTGTTGAATGATCCTAAAGCATCGTTAAAAGATTTTGCCACAGTCTTCTGTGCTTCATCATAACTATACTTTTCTATCTGTAAGAAAGATGCGTATGGTATTGATGAAAGACCAGTTGGATATTCAATAACTGTGTTTTTCTGGGTCATCTATTGTAATTAAATTTTTCTAAGGGCAATGTACTTAATAATTGCACCTCACTTTCCTGTATCTCAAAAAAGAGACTGTCTGCTCTTTTAGGTATATATTGACGATAAGTTCGTTTAGGAAACCTTTTATTATTTAGTGCCTTTAATCGGGAGTTTGTACCACGTATATAGTGTATGTTTGCACCAATTAAGTTATTCTTCTTAAACTCCATGACATATACAAGAGGATATTCATCCCATTCCTTCAATTTATCAGCAAATTTAGGATCATATTCAAAAGTATAATACTTACCTGTCTCTGGAGACTCAGTAGCATCGTCTAATAATAAGTTAAATACCTCCTCCCTTAATGATGAGTTTGATATTTTCTTACCTTTTAGACTTTCTACCAAAGAATCGAATCTGGAGGTCGTTTTCGTCGACGAGAGTCCATTCCCATCCTCTGTCTCTGCAGAATTCACTTGCTGCCTCCCATTTTGCTGTGTTTGTTGCGAAAGTTTTTACTTCAGTTATGTATGCTTTATTTCTAGTATCTGTGCGAACTTTAGGACCGTTTATTTGTCTCCGTGGTTTTACTTCAACCAAATGTTGCTTTACCCTTCCATCCACACCTCGTACTTTTACATAAAAATCTGGAAAATATCTTCTCCATTTTCTTTGCACTGGATCATAGTACGGTAATTGGATGCACTCACTATTCCATTCAATTATACTAGGTGTTTTGT